GCAGTTAAATCCCAGAAAAATAATCTGTTTAGGTAAAAAAATCCATGAAAAAGTTGGCCAAGGAGAATGTATTGAACATCCAGCTTATGTTAAAAGATTCTATTCAAAAGATTATCAATGGTATATTAATAAAATAAAAGAACTTGTATGAAAATAAGCGAATCTATTAAAAATTCTTTTCAAGATTTAAAAGATAATGGAGAAATTGCTTCTTCTAAAAAATGGCAGGCTATACCTTCTCCTGATGATCTTCATGAAGTTATTAATAGATATATTCAAGGAGATATGCCAGAAACAGTTGGGGAATTAGGGGAACAGAGTGATGCAGATCTTCCTTGGTCTGAAGATCATTTTCAAGAAAGAATTAATAGTAAAAATCCTGATGATGCTAATCCTGGAAAAGAGTATCTTAATTGGCCTTACTATCATCCAGAAGAACATAATGATAAGTTTCGGGCTGAAGGTGATAATTATTTTTCACATACCTATATGGAAAGATTCTGGCCAGATAAGACGCTGAAAGGAACTGGCAAAATGAGATATAATCTTGGGGACTTTGATGACTTGATAGCAAGACTTAAGGATGATCCAGGAGGTCGACAAGCATTCTACGCTATCTGGCACCCTCAAGATAGTGCTAATGATGGAGTTCGTCTGCCATGCACTATTGGCTATCATTTTCTAATACGTAATGGGTTTCTTCATTTAACATATCTTATTAGAAGTTGTGACATTCTTAGGCATTTTAAAAATGATATTTATATGTCTATAAGGTTAGCTCAATATGTAAGAGATCAAGTTGATCCATCTTTAGAAATGGGAACATTCTCTATGTGGATAGGATCTCTTCATTGCTGGAAATCTGAAGTGTTTAGATTAGAGGATGAAATTAATAAATTTGAAAGCAAAATAAAAAAGGATAGATTAATTAATACTTATATCTTAGATATTAATATAGAAGAGGATTATCAGGATTATTTTGTATAAAATATAAAGAAATGAAAGCTAAATATTTAAATGAAATATCTATAGATCATTTAGTACAGACTCGATCTGAAATACCAAGTGATTATCACTGTGATTGTAAATACTGCCAAAACTTTATGGGCGAAATTTACAATACAGAATATGATAAGTATTATTCGAATAATATACGTAGAAGATATTACGTAGATAAAGCAGGGGATCATCTTGATGCTGGTCATATAATTGGTTATCGATGGGCTATTCAGAATCTATGCCCGCCAAAAGGAATTGTTTTGGATCCTACAGTAGGTACTGGAACTGCTATTGTTGAGGCCCTTAATAATGTAAGGAACGGGATAGGGATAGAATTAGAATATCCTGAAGTTGCTCAAAAGAATATTAGTGCTCAACTTACTCATCCTAGAACAAGTGGAAGAAAATATTGGTTTAGACAAGGAAATGCTCTTAACATTGATGAGTATTTAGATGGATGGAATATAGAAAAAGGAGATATAGATCTAATCATTAATGGAACTCCTTATCCAAAACTATCTGGAAAATCATCTGATGCTCCAGAAAGGAAGAACCTTAAAACTGGTGAGGATAAATCATTTGATTATTATCATGAAGAAAATATAGGACTTACTAAAGGAGACGAATATTGGAATTTAATAAGAACTATGTATACAAAATCTATAGGGTTTTTAAAACCTGGAGGATATTTAGTTCTTCTTATTAAAGATATGGTTCGGAATAAGGAACCTTATTTATTACATAAATATATAATAGATATTATTTTAGAGAATAATTTATCTATGGAACATTATGGATTTTTTATGCATTTTCACTGTCCGACTACTATGTTTCAGAATACGTACAGCAAACGATTTCCTGATGTTAAAATCCCATTATATCAAACTGGAATAGTTCTTCGTAAAAAAGGAAGTAAAGAGCCAGGATTTCCAGTAAATGAAACAAGAAAAATAAGAAAAGTTCCTCTTAAAATATCTAAAGAAAAAATAAATACTTCAGTTAAAAAAGAAAATATAGAATTCGGCCCTGTTGATTTAACTAAGGCTAAACCCGATAAATTGCCTAAGTTTAATAAAATAGATAAAAAATCATATAAAAAAGGATTTAAAGCAGCAATGGATATTTTAGAAGAAAAATTCAAAGATCTTTAAATTTTAAATTTAAATTATGAAAGAAGAAATAGATCTTAATATAGAGGATTGTGTAGATTTAGAATCCTGTATTAATTGGGTTATGGCTCTACACGAAGGCCAAGAAGTTTTTCTTGAATGGTTAGAATTGCCCGAAGAACACTTCATCGGTCAAACTCATCACAATTTTGGTCGATGGCTTAGGAATACTTTGGAACTTTGGCATAATGGCCCTCCTGTAAAATACTTTAATGATCTGGGGATATATCATGCAGATGATATAAGCGTAATTATTTTAACTTCAGTTTATAGAAAATATCACGGAATAAATCTAAATTTACAGGATCAGATAAAAAGATATAGAGATTATTGGGAGAAGACAGATCCTAAAGTTAATCAAGGCATAAAAGAATAAAAACATGTGTGGAATAATTATCACTCAAGACAAAAACAAAATTGACTCTATAAAGCATAGAGGAATACAATTTTCTTCTGTTGAAAAAGATGGATGGATTTATGGTCATCATAGACTTCCAATCCAAACAGAAGAAGACGATGAATGGGAGCAACCTATTGATATAGGAGATGGCGAAATGCTTCTTTTTAAGGGGGAATTATTTAACTATGATAAAGAAAAATATGATAGTGATAGTGAATATCTTCAAGATTTCTTTTCTTCTGATGATACGGATAATGAAAAATATTTTATTGATGAAATGAATAAGTGGGATGGATTTTGGAGTATTGTTATTACAAATGGAGATAAAACTTTAGTTTTTACAGATCCTTTAGGTAAAAAACAGCTTTATTATAATGCTAATACTCATGAGATTTCAAGTGAAGTAAAACAGCTTACATCTGATGCAAAAATTGATACAACATTCATTAGTATTGTTAATAAGTGGGGATATAATACAGATGATAGAACTATTTATAAGGATGTTAAAAGAATTATGCCTAATATGATTTATCAATTTTTAAAAGGAGATTCTCAAGTTTATACTGTTTATAAGGATTATTTTGATTGGGAAAAAAATATTTCATATGATAAATCCATTTACGAGCTATTAGAAGAATCCGTTAAGAATAGACTTATTTCTAAAAAATATAAAATATCTACATTATTTTCAGCAGGTATAGATAGCACTATTATTCTTTATTTTTTAAGAAAATTTGGAATAGATATAAACATATATTCTATTGATAATGCAGAAGATGGGGAATATATAAAATTTATGGAGAAGGAGTGGGATTTAGATATAAATTTTCTTGACGTGGATCCTAATAATGTTTTTTTTGAAGATAGAATGAAAATTTATGATATAAATGATTCCATGATTGATCTTGGATCAGTTATACCTCAGTATTATCTTTTTAAAGATATTAAGGATAAAATAGTTCTAACCGGTGATGGAGCGGATGAATTATTTTCGGGATACACCAGAAATAATTATTACGATTCACAAAAATCTGATGTATTTCAGGAGCTTCCCTTTTATCATTTTGTGAGAATTGACCGTATGTCTATGTATTTTACTATTGAATGTAGAAATCCATTTTTAAGTCATGATCTTATTAAAAAAGCTCTTACGATTCCATTTGAAAAAAGAGTCTATAAAAAAATATTAAAAGAAGAATTTCAGGGATTAATACCAGATAAAATAATTAATAGAAAGAAGAATCCATTGAAAATAAAACAAATAAGAGAAGATGAATTAGGATATAGACGTAAATTAATTCAAGATTATTTGTTTCATCTGGAAAATAAAAATATTTAGAATAAATGAATTCTAAATTAAAACTTCGTTAATAATTTTACATATAAATTAAAAATAATACTAAAAATGGTCAAAACACAATTAAATCAGCCAGGTCAACCAAGTCATCCAAGTCAATCGGGAAAATTGAAAATTACACCGGATATGTTAAAAAATTCTGCAAATGTAGTTTGTGATTGTGGGGGAATGATTTTTACAGAAAAACTCTTTTTTAAGAAAATCTCTGCTATTATTTCTACAAGTGGAAAAGAAGAGGTAGCTCCGATACCAATTATCATATGCGAATTCTGTGGTAAAGTACCTTCTGTTTTTGATATACAGAATATATTACCCCAAGAATTAAAAGCAGTTAAACCGGAAACTTCTAAATCTAAAGCTAAAGATGGAATTTCTGAATAAAAATTATTACTAAACATTAAAAAATAAAATTATGAGCGAAAATCATTATTGGAAAATTGTCGTAAAAACTGAATATGAATCAGAAAATAGCAAAATGAAAAAGCGAAGAGATGAATATATTGTTGAAGGAATTTCTCCTACTGATGTAGAAGCAAAAATTACAAAGGAACTTCAAGGATATGATTTTGAAGTAGCACAGATTACTCTTACTAAGATTTTGGATATTATAAAATAATTATAGGGCTTAGTAATTTTAGTTCGATAAATAAAGAAAGGGGATAATGCCAAATAATTATGATTTTTCAAAACTTGAAAATGTTAAAGTAATAGAGGTAAGTTTAGAAGGATGGGTTTCTCCTCTTTTTGTGGAATATGGCGCTGGATTTCATGGAGAAGTTCCTTCTTATTTTTGGAGAGTAAAAGGAACTCAACATACCTTTGTTATTCCCATACTTAGGATGGACTATTTAAGTCAAGGAGATTATGGTAAACATTTTCAAGAAGCTCTTCAGGGATTTAGATCCGATTATATTGGATGGTCAAAAGAAGGATGGTATATCGAATGGATGCAAAAATATAAAGAAGATTTCTCCGAATTTATCTCCTTGTAATATTGAAATTAAAAAAGTTTTTATAAAAAAGATAAAACTTAAAAAATAATTATTATGAATGCCAAAAGAAGAAGATATTTTCAATATTTAATTGGTGAACGTCAGGGGGAAGTTTTAACTCTTGATAAAATTGAAGAAGATGAGGGAATGATATTTGTCTCTTTTAAAGATAAATCTCGTTGTAATAAAGATTTGATCCTTCCTCTTAATAATAAAAATCGGATTAATCAATTAATGGCTGAAGTAGATAGTCCCCATAATATTTGGACTTTTAAAGAAGAATGGGAGGGGAGACAAAAAGAAGAGACTGCTAAAGATTCAGATGGAAATGTCGTTGTTATCACTCCTGCTATTTATGGAAAGAAGAAAAAGATTTTAATACCTCCTCCTAGAGAAACTATTGGTTTTACTACTACTTTTGAAAAAGAGGAAGATGGGGATCAACAATCATTTCCTGATGTACCATTATTTTCTACTGCGGCACAACCAGATAATGATAACCCTGTATGGTTGATGTTAAGTAAAGCGAAGAAATTTGATACTAAAATTGAAATGGATATTATAGTTTCTTTACCAGCTAAAGCTCTTTATAATGTAATTAAAGAATCTTTTGAAGATGGAGCTGAGAAGACTATTGAATATATAATAAGTAATTTAGATGATCAAAAGATAAAAGATAGTTTAAGATCTTCTCTTAAAGAAGCTTATGAAGATGTTTCAAATGAGGGATAAAAGAAGATATTTAAAATGGATAATTATGTTTATATAACAACTAATTTGATAAATGGTAAACAATATGTAGGGGATAGAACTTATAATGGGGATCCTGATAAGGATTCATATTTAGGAAGTGGAAGACCTTATTTTGAAAGAGCTAAGAAAAAATATAGAAAAGAAAATTCTAAGAAAGAAATACTTGAATTTTTTGGAACAAAACAAGAAGCTTTTGATGCTCAAGAAAAATATATAAATAAATATAATACATTAATTCCAAACGGCTATAATATAAATCCTAAATGGGGTTTAGGTGTTATTGGGTGCCATTCAGATGATACGAAATTAAAAATGAGTATTTCTCATAAAAATAAAATTTTATCAGAAGAAACAAAAAAGTTAATTTCTGAAGTGAATAAGGGTAAAAAACTATCAGAGGAAACAAAAAAGAAAATATAAAAAATTATCTAATGATCATAAAAATAAAATAAAAAAAGCTAATTTGAAACGATGGAAATTATATAGAGAAAATAAATTAGAAAAGAATGCAAAATGAAGAAAAAATAATTATTGAGGGTAAATTTGAAGATGTAATAGAATTTGAGGACCATTATTATCTTAGGAGTAAAAAAGACTGGGTTTGTGTTTTGCCATATACAATTTCTGGTGAAGGGCTTTTAGATAAAATTGGCATTGTAGAAATTTGGAATCAAGAGGAAAGAAAGATTTCACAAACACTTTTAAAGGATTATTTAAATGAGGATGATTCTACTAATCTTGTTGGGGCTAATAGAGTTTTATATGAGATTGCAGGAGTAAATCTTGTAGATGCTTCTAAATGGATGTTTTTAGGCTCTGTTTTTAATAGCCTCACTTCAGATTCGCCGATAAGAATTTATGCAGTTGATATTACTGATGTTGAATTAAAAATAGATGTAATGAATGAAGAAGAAAGAAAGAAATTTCATATGGTAAAATCATCTGAAATTCTACAATCTGACGATCTTCTTTTTCTCGGAGCATTTACTAGATTATTCAATTTTTTTTATGTTCAATCTTTAGCTAAATAATCATAAAAACAATAAATGTATGGTATTACACACTTTTGGAGATAGCCATGCTTGGTTTCCTAAATCTTGGGAAGCTGTTATTATAAAAGATTTAACTCTTAAATTACATAAATTGTTTTCAGAAATAGATGGGACAGTCGGATATACAATGTCAAGATTTGGCTATCAAAAAAAATATCTTTTAAATATAAAAGATTATGGGGTAAAAGAAAACGATGCTATTCTTTTTGGTTTTGGAGAAATAGATTGTCGAATGCATATCTGTAAACCAAAAAATTTTGAAAAATATAAATCATTGATTAATGATTTGGTATATAATTATTTTGAAGCAATAAAAGAAAATATTGAACAATATTCAAATTTGAAAGTACTCGTCTATAATATTCTTCCTCCTTTACGTAACTATGGAGCGAATACAGGAGCACCTTCTGATCCGGAAAAAAGAAAGGCTGTCGTGTTGTATATGAATGAAAAATTAAAGGAATATTGTAATAAAAACAATTATATTTTTGTGGATGTATATAATTCATATTGTGATAAAGATAAGTTCTTATTACAATATGATAATTCATTACTTGGAGATGATATACATATAAGTAATGGAATTTATGTAAAAGAATTTTTACTAAAGAATTTAATGAATAATTAAAATATAAAATTTAATGATATGGAAAAAGAAAAAATTAAAAAAGTTATTTTAGATTATATCATTGAAGAATTTAGCGATACATCAGAAATTAGGAAAAATCATTATTCATATTGTTCATTTCCCGGAGAAGATTGTATTTGTAGATCTTCTGATGAAATTAATTATGATACAGAATTAATTCAGAATGGATATATAACTTCATTCGATATTCAGGAAATAATAGTATTTTTAGAAAATAAATTTCAATTAAAATTTCCTACAATAGATTTATTTCCTAAAAATTTTAGTACTATCGATAAGATAACTAATTTAATAATTAAATATAATAAATGACCTTATGGAAATATTACCAAAGAAAATTAGATTATTTAATCAAGATATTGAAATAATCATAGATAATGATTATTGTAATGCCAAAAGTGTACTGGGCGAATCAGATATTAACCACAATAAAATAAGAATTTGTTCCTACTTTGAAGGGGAAGATATACCATTTCAGAGGCAAAGACATACTTTATTTCACGAGATAATGCATTGTATAATATTTATGATAGGTCAGACAACGATGTACAAAAATGAAATAATGGTAGATAATCTGGGAACAGCAATAGAGGATTTAATATTAAATAATTTTAATAAAAAAAAGAATGAATAAATATCTGATATTATCTAAGTTAAAAATTTTTTGGCTATATTTGCGAATATTTGATCCAGCTAGATATAAAGTAGCAAAGAAATTTCAAGAAGCTTGTAAAAGTGATGAAGTACAATTTGCTTTAAAATATATGGTTGATGCTGTATTTAATAAAGTTATAGACGAATCAAAAGATAAACAAGAATGAACAGAGCTGAGAGGAAAAAAATGGAGAAGCAGTTTGGGATTACTAAGCATAAAAAAAGTATGACCAGAGCTAAAAGATTTGAAGCTATGCGACAAAATATAGAGCAGGGAAAAGATCTTCAGGAAAAAATGAAAGAAACTAGAAGATTACAGGAGCAAGGAAAAGCTGATGAGACTGCTTCAGCTCGTATTGCTTTCATAGCTACGGATTTAATGATCAATCATAATGTGCCTTATGTAGAAGCTCAAGAAAAAGCAAAAGAATTATATAAACAAGAGGTAGAATCAGTTAGTACTAAAGAATAATGAAATTTTATATCACTATCGAGGGAATAGCTAAATTAAAGCGTTCTTTTTTAAATCTTAAATTATATTTTATTATTAATGTTTCCGAACTTTTAAAGGAATATGAGTATTCTTATGATACAATAGATGAATATGGAATATTTATAATAAATGATAAGATTCTTTCTCTTATTAAAAATTATGTAAAATCAAAAAGAATTAGAGGAATTATTTATACTAATGAATATCTTAATGAGGATACAATAGAAAATCTTTTTGATACTTTAGAGCCTATTGAAAAAATTCAGGATATAGTTTTATTGGATGATTATAATATTCCTAAACTAAAAGATTATTATAAATATTTTAATGAAATTATATTTTTTCCTTCAATAAAAAAAATTCGATTAATTGAGGCTCGTCCAATTAAAGAAATTATAAAATTTTCTAAACAAAGATTACTTGAAGAAGGATTTATTCCCCGGAAAGATTTTTTAAAAAATCCGCCTAAAAAGTAAAAAAGTAAGTTTTATAGAATAAATATACATAATGATAATTGACTTCACATTGTCAAGTCAATTAAATAGGGTTCTTCGGAACCCTATTTTTGTTTTAGATGATAAAATTTTCTTCTTGAATATATAAAATAAAAAGATTTTAATGGCTAAAGAAGAAATAAGAGGCGACATTAATCAGAAGATTGAGGATGCAGTAGAAAGAATTAAGGAGGCAACTGAATTTGGATTTATTTATGGCTTAAATTTATGTTTTAGAAGGGAAGTAAATAATCTTTATAATCAAATTATATCTTCTGATTTAAATTATGATGTTAAGCAAGAAAGTAGTAATACTATATCTGATACTTCTAAATTAGTTCCTCGGGCAGCTATTCGTGTTTGGAGAGAAAAACTTCAGGAAGCTAAAGTTTTTTATGAACAATGTTTATGGAAGGATTATGATCAACAAAAATATCAGGAAGAGGGACAAAGTGCCCCATTTCAATCTACTGAATTTATTGATGGAGTTAGAGATTCCTCCCCATTTGATAGAAGATTAGATAGACTTATGCTAGTAAATAATGCTAATGATGCTCTTAGTGTTATTCCATATGATACTAGATATAAAGATGCTGGAACTGTAGGATTTATCATGTCAGAGGCTGTTGTAAGGGATTCTCAAATAGAAAATCAAAATGATATTGCTTTGGGAATTGGAGCAAGAAGAGGAGAAATGCAAAATGATCCTTTTTTTACTGGAGTACAATCTCTTATAAATACTTATTCTATAACTAAACTTTATGGATCTGAGGGAGGAGAATATCTTGTTGATAAAAAAGGACAAAGAAAATGGTATGAAATTGATACTACACAAGATGGAAAATTAGCTTATTCTCTTAATCCTACTACTACTTCTATAATTAATTGGGGGGAAGGAGATCCTTATAGAAGAACTCCCTACCATTTTTCCGATTTTGTTTTCTGTAAATATTGGAATATTGTTCCAAATAATAGGATGCTTACACTTAGAAGGTATCCTGCTCCGATTATTGATAATCTTAAATTTCCTGGAATGGATGGGAATACTAATAGTGGAACCCCTTCAGCACAATCAGATGCTGGCTATACTAATTCTCCAACAGAAGAGCCCATTTTAGATACTGCAATAGGAAAAGAAGGTGTAAATGAGGATCAGGGTTCAGGAAAAAGAGTAGATTTTCCTCCAATGGCTACGGTTATTAGCTATTTTGGAGAAGAAACAGGAAATCAGTTATCTGATATTCTTAAATTTACTACAGGATTTAATTGGGGAGAAGTTGAAGCAAACGTATTCGAAGTAGGAACTCAAAGTAATCCAGACATGGAATCTGGTCCAGCAGGGCTCTTTGGGGGTCTAGGATCAATGGCTAAAATGCTTAATATTGCTACAGGAAATTTTGATACAAATGCTATTCTTAATCAAGGAGAACTTCCACCAGATCCATATGATGGAGGCCCATATGAAAATAGGATAATTGGTCCAGTTAATGCTATAACAAAAGTTAGAAAAAGAGAAAAAGGACTTCAATATGAAAGTAAAATTACTTTAAATTTTGAATATGTTGCAAGACCTATTGGAGGGGTTAACACAAAAGCAGTTTTATTAGATATTATTTCTAATTTCTTAGTAATTGGATCAGCAACAGCTATGTTTTGGGGAGGACAGCATAGATTTATGGGTCAGCCACAACGTTATCCATTTATTGGGGGGGATAAAGGTATTCAACAGTGGTATCGTGGAGATCCTTTAGGTTGGGGGCAAACATCCATGGAAAGTTTTGCTTCTAAAATAGTTGGAGCAGGAGGACTTTTAGATCTTACTAAAAATTTCTTTCAAACTCTTTTAGGAGGATTAGGAAGCGGGGATAATGATATTATGGGGGGTATGAAAAATCTTTTATCTGGAGATAATATTGCAGGAAATATTTTAAGAGCTAAAGCTGCAGAAAGATCAAATGGCCAAATTCCTTATTTGACTGGGCTTCGTGCTCTTCTTATAGGAGAACCCGTTGGAGAGTGGCATCTTACAATAGGAAATCCCCTAAATCCAATTGCAATGATTGGAAATCTAATATGTGATAATATAGAAGTAGAATTTGGTAATGAATTAGGGCCAGATGATTTTCCTTTAGAAGTAAAAATTACTGTTAATCTTGAACATGGAATGGCAAGAGATAGGGATGCTATTCAATCTATGTTCAATAGAGGGATGGGTAGAATATATGATTTACCAGATGCTATGGTGGGAACCGCAGATCAAGAAACTCATGTAGATAGGTATACTGTAAATGCTGGTGTTACAGGAAGATCTCCGGGAGATTGGAGATCTGGAACGGTTATTGGAGGAGCTGCTACTTCTGGAGGTAAAACTGGAAAAGCTAAAATAGTTGAAAATGCTCTTCATGGAAATACATCTGTGTGGAATAGAAGTAAATTTGCTGCATTTTCTCCAGATCAAACAATAGCTTTTAATGATCCTAAAAATATCTGGGCTAGAAGTGAATTTAGAGCTTCAGATTGGGTTGGTCAAAAAACACTTAAATAATATGTTTTTAAATAGTTTAGATCGCAAACCTTTATGGAAAAAACAGGATGGAACTGTTATTAGAGATTTAACTCAAACAATGTTTGATTTTAAATCTAATAATTATGTAAATTTTTCAGTTTATAAAATTCCTTCTGGCTATGAAATGAGACCTGATCTTATAGCACAATCTGTTTATAATAATACAATATATGCTGAATTTATTTTAAAATATAACGGTATTTCTAATCCATTTTCAATCGATAAAGGAGATAGGGTTCTTATTCCTAGTTTAGATACAGTTAAAGATAATGTTAAAAAACAAGGAGATGCTGTTGAAGAATCTGATGCAAGAAGAATAAGAAATTCTTATAAATATATTGATCCAACTAAGGTGCCAAAAAGAGATTCTGAATCAGAAAAATTTAATGAAAGAAATTTATCAAAGAAAAAAGATCAAATACAAGATGGAGCTCTTCCCCCAAATATAGCTCAAGAGGGGGAGCAAGGAATTACTTATAGAAATGGAAGAGTTTATTTTGGAGAAGGAATTGGTGAAAGTGCTTGTTTAAAAAATGGAATGAGCAGTTCTGAATTTCTTACGAAAATTATCAGATCAAGGAAGGTATAATGGCAGATTATAAATATAATGCTCCAAATAAAACAGATGCTCCTAATAAAAGTCCCGGAGGGAATCAAGAAGGAGGGGCAAGGATATGGAATGTATTTGAATCTACTATTGTTCTTGATGAATTATCTCTTCCTGAATCTCCACAGGGGGAAACAAGAAAGCAGAGAATAGAGGATTATGTTTCAACTGAATTTCCTCTGATAAAAATAAATGATTATTTTGTATCAAAAGGAGAGATAGATTCTTTTAAAATAGATTCAACTGATAAAATTCCTAAAATTACTTTATCTCTCTCTTTTCCTAATGAATTATTTTTATCTAAGAATATGCCAAAAGATGGAGATATTATCTCTGTTATGATAAGAAGTAAATCAGAAGTTTTAAAACCTATTAGAAACGACTATGTAATTACTGGAGTTATTGCAGGAAAGAGAAATACTAATTTAGGCGGCCTTATTTCTATGACTTTTTTCGGGGAGCTTTTTATTCCTGGATGGAGATCTTTTCTTGGGGATTCATCAATGAAAGGAACTACAATGGAAATTTTAAAGAGAAGTTCTGAATTATTAGGACTTGGTTTTAATACCAATGAAGAGAATACTGAGGATGTTCAAATTTGGATTTCTCCTAATACTGCTGAGGAATTTGTAGATAATGTTTGTGAAAGAGCTTGGAAAGAAGAAAATTCTTTTTTCGATTGGTGGATAGATATTTATTATAATCTTAATTTTGTAAATGTTCAAAAACAATTACTTTCCTCAGAACAAGCTATTGATGAAGCAGCCCTTATAGGAAATGTTTCTAAAGAATATTACTGGGGAGGTACTGAAGATCAAACAGTTGGAACAGCAAAAGTTTTTTCTAATTATATAGGATTTAGGACTTCAAGTTTTTTTATTAGAAATTGGAGACCTATAAATAGATCATCAGCTATAACATTTGATTATGGAGCTTCTCTTCTGTGTGCATTTTATGAACATAATAATATTCTTTATGAAGAACCTGAAAGTCAAAAGTATTGGGAATTAGATATTTCTCCCAATTACGATCAGGATAAAGTTAATACCCATATTTTATTAAGAGGTAGAGCTACTTGGGACTCTTCTGTAAATAGTAATGAACCTGCAAGAGCTAATTATAATTATAATATTTATAAAAAATCTCCATGGTTAGGTATTCAATATACAATATCTAATCCGGAAGAAGATAATATGAAATGGACTGGGAATCAACACAGAAATTATATGAGAGCAAGAGTTCATAATACTATAAATAATGTAGAATTAGAAAAATTAAATGTTGAAATTAATGTACAAGGAACTAACTTTAATATAATTAAAGGGGATAAAGTTCCTATTGTTTTAGTTAAAAAAGATAGGGTAGAGAGTCTTTTAACCAGTGAAGATTTTAATTCTGGAGAATCCTTAGAGTTTTTTTACACAGGATGGTATTATGTAAAAGGATTTACAATTTCATGGGATGGATCTGAAGTAGGAAATATACTCAATAATTTTTCTCAATCCTTTATTTTAACAAGAAGAGAATGGCCTGCTCCCGTACCAGTGGAGGCTAGAAAAAAAGAAACACCAGCAAGAGTAAAAGAACCTCAATAAAATATAAAAAAATGGCAGAATTAAGAAATCAATATAATACATTTAGGGGGGTTGGGAAACCTTTTTTAGGATTTACTGATAGTATTAGAAAAATATCTAGAACATTTGATGAGCCAACCTATCTTACATTTAGAATAGAATTTCGTTCTGATGATATGGATAATCACACAAATAATACTAATTTCGATAAATTTCCTCAGCCTCTTTTTTCAACTTATACACAAGATGATATAAATACTAGAAATTATTATTCAACATATCAATATTTAAGAGATTCTAATGAAATTCTTAGAGCAAATATGTTAATTGAATTTATATTTAAATGGAAACAACTACAAGAGGAATTTCAGTGGTATTTTCAATCTATAAATGGATTAAATTCTTTAATGAATATAGTTCCTGGAAGAGGAAAAAGAGTAGCTCAAGATGCAAGACTTATTATTAATACTCTGGAGGGATTAGATCAAAAAATAACTCATTTATTAAATTTATATAGAAAAGTTGCTTGGGATGATGATTATCAAAGATGGATTCTTCCTGATATGATGAGATATTTCAGAATTACCTTGTATATAACTGAATTTCGTACATTTCATAGATCAAATTATATGCAAGAAGAAGAAATTAATCCAGAAACTGATATAATTTTTTCGAAGGGATTAGAAGAAAGTTCCCCTATGATTTTATCTATTATTAACAATATGGTTCCTACTTATATTTTAGATTTAGAAAGATGTGAATTTGATCTAGAAACTTTCAATGTTCTTCCTGATTCTATTAATGTTGGAGAAGCAGAAATGAGACAGTTAGAATTTGGTATAAAAGTAGGCAATTTTAAAGAAAGATATATTAATCCTATATTTAATTATTTTTGGTATGATATTTTAATAAATGGGTATGGGAGAACAGCACAGCAAGATCAAACATTACAGATAACTTCTTCTAATCAAGGGGGAAATTTAATTGCAGAAGGAGTAAAAGCTCAAGGAAATTTATTAGCTACTCAAACTCATCAACCTGCAAAACCATTTGTTCAAACAGGAAAAATAGATAATCTTCATAATGCTTCTCCAAATTATGGTTTGGATTTAAATTCAGTTAATCCGACAGATCCTACTACATGGTTAGGAAATTCACTTACTTTAGGAAAAGCGTTTGTAACAAATTTGGTAGAGAGTAAAATCGATGAATTAAAAATGATGAATATTCCAAGTTTAGGAATTTCATTTAATGAAGCTATTGCAGCTATTCAATCTAAAAATATATTTACTTTATTTGGAGCAGCAAGAAAAGCATTAAGTGAATCCATAAAAAATACTCTTCCTTCTCAGGAATTAGAACAAAGATTTGTTGATACCCAATTTAAAGATTTTCTTGAAGGAATATCTCTTTCTGAAGCTACTGATGAAGATGCTATAGAACTTCAAAGAGCTGCAAATATGGTTTTAACAGATAAAGGAAAATGGGAAGAGATAAAAGATTTTTCTAAAGCTACAAATCTTATCTCTGATGCTCTTGGAGAAATTAATACTTTAGCTAAAATAGAAAATCCAAATACTTTGAAAAATTTTTATAACGCTCAACAAAAAATAGTGGTTCCTATTCAAAATGGAATGGTCATAGAAGGTCTTCCTTCTTCGGTGGCTACTGAAAATAAATTAGAGGTATAAAAAAGTTATTTAAGAATGGATAAAAAAATAACATATACAAATGAGGTTGTAGATGAATATAGTGGACAACTTAACTATGAGGCGGGGATTTATCTTAATGGAGAAATAATTGGGATGGTTCAATATGTTTTATATGATGAAGAATTAACTGTTAGCGATATTTTGGTAAGGCCTGAATATAGGAGACAAGGATATGGATCTCGTTTAATAAAATATATCAAAGAGGAAAATCCAGATTATGAATACAAGCCTTCTATAATGAAGCCAGATGGAGCTAAATTTATTCATAAGGATTTGTTTCTTGAAGAATCTATTAAGGCTAAATTTGTATACGAAAATATAAACTTTGAGAGAGGACAAGATCCTAAAAAAGCTATGGATATTGGAGTAAATCCTATAGAAATAGTATCTCCTATATCAACACATCCTGTTTATGGTAGTCAAGAATCGGATTCTGATAAAATTCATGATCATTTTAAGAATTTTGAAGCCTGGATTTATTGGAATTATTATGATAAAAATGGTAAAGTTTATAGTCCTGACAATTTGATGGGTAAGTGGGTATCATTTGAAGGAGAATTATATAAAATCCCTAATTGGGATGAATTAATGAAATTAAGAATTGAAAGAGAACAAAAATGAAAAAACCGGATTTTTTAAAGAAAAGTTTATATGATGAAGACTGGATTGGTGTTGTAATGAATAATACAGATCCTCTTTTTTCTGGTCGTTGCCAAATTAGAGTTTTTAGACTAATGGATGGTATTGATGCAAAGGAACTTCCATGGTCTGTTCCTATTAACTCCACTTTGTTTGCTGGGGATGGGGCAGGATCTTTATCAGTGCCAAAAATAGGACAAATTGTAAGAGTGCAGTTTAATAGCGGAGATATCTATGCACCCGAATATACTACTATTCAAAATATAGATACAGAACTTATTCAAACAATTAAAGATGATTATGATGGAACTCATGTGATTGCATTTGATCCTGATGAAGAACTTAGTATAATTTATCAAAGAAATTTAGGTATACAAATATATTATAGAGGATCTTTTATGCAGATTGCTCCAGATAGTATGATAACTATACAACATGCCAATCAGGATTCTCTAATACAATTAGAAGGAGATAAGTGTAATATTACTACAAAGAATGAAGTTAATATAGCAGCGGGAGCAAGAATAGAGTTGACTGCGGATGAAGTAGCAATAACTGGTAATACTACAACAAAAATTGGTGCACCGCCGTATTTTCATGGAGTTTTGAGCGAGGTGCTTTTTCCTTTACTTCAAGTTATGGCTACTTCTCTAGATGCTAAATTTCCGGCCACGCCGGGAGTTAATACTGCTCTCGTGGAACAGGCGAAAAATGCGAGTACGTCGAAGAATGTGCTAATTGGGGTTTAAAAATTATTAAGAGCTTAATTTTGTTAAGCTCTTTTTTGTTGAAGTATATTTTTATATATTGAATAATTATTTGAAATATATAAGATATGAAGGCTCAATTTGTATATGAAAATATGGAATTTGAAAGAGGATTGGATCCTAAAAAAGCTATGGGAATAGGTATTTTTGGTCCAAAATCCTTTAGATCCTATGAAAAAATGGCAGAATGGCTATATACTTATTTAGAAACCTATTTAGATG